AGTTGCGCGGACGCCGTGCTTATGGTGGCCTAGACCTTGGCAGTACGACAGACTTAACCGGCCTTGTGTTTTTGGTTGAACCGGTACTAGACGGTGAACCGTGGCTAGTGGTGCCGTTCGCATGGTTACCGGACGAGGATTTGCAGCGCAAGTCCGACAGTGACCGCGTACCGTATGTCACATGGCAAACGCAAGGCTACTTAGAAACAACACCGGGTAAGGCAGTAAGTAAGCGCATGGTTGCGCAGCGCCTATCGGCCTTGTGCGAGTTCTTTGATGTGGTTTGTGTGGCTTACGACCGCTGGCGAATCGAGGATTTTCTTTCGATGGCTTCGGACGACGGCATAACGCTGCCAGAAATGAAAGCGTTTGGACAGGGCTACAAAGATATGAGTCCGGCGGTTGAACATTTTGAAACCATGTTGTTGAACGGACAGATTGCGCACGCGAATCATCCGGTCATGAATATGTGCGTTAACAACGCCATTTGTACGGCTGATGACGCGGGCAACCGCAAGCCAAGCAAAGAAAAAGCAAACGGACGTATTGACTTGGTTGTCGCCGCGATCATGGCCGCTGCTATGACGATGACGGCATCAACTGAAAAATCATTTTGGGAAACGACTTGAAAACACACGCACAGGCCGCGCTATCGTGGCTTCCTGACCTGCTGATGCTTGCGGGCGCTGGCTCGGTATCAGTAGGCGCGGGAATGATCTACGCGCCTGCTGGCTATGTCGTTGGCGGTCTGTTGTCGCTTGTGGCGGGCGTCGTTTTGGCGCGCGGCGGTAAGTAATGGGATTATTTGCCCGTGTTTTAGAGCGTAAAAGCGACTCGCTAGACATTTGGGCAGAGCTTTTGCGCGCCGGTCGAAAGTCGAAAGCAGGGCCAACGGTCACGCTTGACGCGGCGCTAAAGGTTGCGACGCTGTACGCATGCTTGCGCGTGCTGTCTCAGGGCGTTGCGCAGGTGCCGTTTAAGCTGTTTCGCGAGCAAACCAGCGACGGCTTGAAGAAAATCGAACCCGCGCGCGACCATGCACACTACGATTTAGTCACAACACAGCCGAACGACTGGACAACGAGCTTCGAGTTTCGCGAAACACTCACGATTCACGCTGCATTAGGCAACGCATACGTGTTTAAGAACTACGTGCGCGGCAATGTCGTTGAGTTGATTCTGTTGCAGCCGGGACGCGTCAAAAAGGTACAGAACGACGATTACAGCGTGGTTTACGAGGTAACCGGCAAGTCTGGTGCTGTGCAAACGTTCCCGGCTAACGTCATTTGGCACGTTCGCGGCCCGTCGTGGGATGGTCTGCTAGGCGTTGAAGTGCTGACGCTTGCGCGCGAGGCTCTAGGGCTGTCGATTGCGACCGAAGATAGTCACGCAGCATTGCACGCTAAAGGTGTTCGGCCTTCGGGAACGTACACCGTTGACGGCACGCTCGATAAAGCGCAGTACAAAGGTCTGAAAGATTGGATCATCGCCGAGATGGCGGGCGCGGAAAACGCTGGCATTCCGATGATTCTTGATCGTGGCGCTAAGTGGATTTCCGGCGCGATGACGGGTGTAGACGCGCAGCACCTAGAGACGCGAAAAATGCAGATCGCGGAGGTATGCCGATTTGCTGGCGTGTCTCCGTTGATGGTGTACGAGTCCGACAAGGCCACGACTTACGCAAGCGCTGAACAAATGTTCTTGGCGCACGTAATCCACACGCTAGCGCCGTGGTATGCACGAATTGAGCAGTCGGCAGACGTAAATCTGTTGACAAAAAAAGAGCGCGCGGACGGCTACTACTTCAAATTTATCGCCGCTGGATTGCTTCGCGGCGCATCGAAGGATCGCGGCGACTACTTCGCAAAGGCGCTCGGTTCAGGCGGTTCACCCGCGTGGATGACACAGGACGAAGTGCGCGCTTTAGATGAACTCAACCCTATGGGCGGCGAAGCGGCAACACTGCCAGCCCGCAGCGGTGCAACACCACCGCCAACAGCCTAAAAGGAACAAAAATGGAACGTAAATTTGTCGCATTAAGCGAGATCGAAACAGCGTCAGACGCAAAAGAGATGCGATTCACCGGCTATGGCGCGGTGTTTGGCAACGTCGATAGCTACGGCGACGTCATCGAGCAAGGCGCGTTTGCTAACACGCTTGCAGAAGCCGAAAAAAGCGGTCGCTGGCCGTCGATGCTGGCGCAGCATGGTGGCTGGGGTATCAGCAGCACAGACATGACGCCGATTGGCGTATGGGAAAGCCTGAAAGAAAACGGCACCGGGCTAAAGGCGTCAGGCATTCTTGCGCCAACGCCGCGCGGTACGGAAATTTACACGCTGATGAAAATGCAGCCGCGTCCAGCGATTGACGGCCTGTCAATTGGCTATGTCGCCAAGAAATTCACGCTCGGAACTAAAAAAGACGAGCCGCGCCGCTTATTGCACGAGGTTGATTTGATGGAAATCAGCCCGGTGACATTCCCTGCAAACGGGAAAGCACGCGTAACAGCGGTGAAGTCTGCGGACTTTACTGAACGAGACTTTGAACGTTGGCTTATGCAGGACGCTGGGCTAACGCGAAGCGAATCCCGGATTGTCATCAATCAGGGGTTTAAGAGCTTGATTGCCATGCAGGACGCTGGCAGTTCTGAGCTGGCCGAACTGGCCGAACACCTGAAAGGGTGCACGGTCATTTGACCAATTTGTAACTACAGCAATGCCGCCTACGGGCGGTTTTTTTATTCCTGAAAGGAAACATCATGTCCGATATTTTGGAAATCAAAACGATGCTCGAAGAACGCAAAAAAGCGTACGACGAGTTGCAAAAAACTGTCACCGAATTGAAAGCCGCGAACGATAACGGCAAAGCAATTGGCGACCTGACCGCTAAAGTTGAATTGCTCACGAAGTCGTGCGACAAATTCGACGAAATGAAAGAAGCTTTCGACGAGTTGCAGAAGAAGGCCAACCGCCCGCAAACTGACTCGGAATTCAAAGCCGCTAACGAGCTTACCGCAGAAACGAAGGGCTTTAACATCGCTCTGCGCGCCGAATACCAAGCCAAAGGCAAGGCATTCCCCGGCGAACTCTCGACGGACGCATACAAGCAATACAAATCCGGCTTCCTGAAAATGGTTTCCGGCGTGTCGATTGACGACCTGTCTGGCGACGAGCGTAAAGCTATGTCCGCTGGCAGCGATCCAGACGGCGGCTATCTGTTGCCACAATCGACCGTTGGCGCAACGCTGAGCAAGATTTACGAGCAGACGGTTATGCGTCAACTCGCAAACGTGCAAACGATCAGCACCAACGACATCGAAGGCATCATTGATAATGATGAGGCTAGCGCTGGCTGGGTGTCCGAACTCGGCGCACGCAGCGACACCCCAACTCCTACCGTTGGCAAATGGCGCATCGAAGCGCACGAGATGTACGCAATGCCGAAAATCTCGCAGCGCATCCTTGACGATGCAGCTACGGACGTTGAGGCGTGGCTGTCTAACAAGGTTGCGGACAAATTTGCACGCGTCGAAGGCGCTGCGTTTTGGACTGGCACCGGCGTAGGACAACCGAAGGGCCTTGCTGCGTACACGACCGCCGCCACCAGCGACGACACGCGCGCATGGGGCCAGTTTGAGCATATTAAAACGGGTGCAAACGGCGCGTTCCACACGACTAAAGCCGACCCGCTGCAAGAGCTTATCGGCGCGTTCAAGTCGCAGTATTTGCAAAACGCATCGTTCTGTATGCGCCGCGAACTGCGTACGGACATCCGCAAGATGAAGGAAGCCACCAGCGACCGTTATCTGTGGGAACCATCCTTGCAGGCCGGTGCGCCTGACCGTTTGCTCGGCTATCCGGTCTATATCGATCAGTACATGCCAGCAAAGGCAACCGACTCGCTGTCTCTCGCGTTCGGCGACTTCAAACAGGCATACACGATTGTTGACCGCATGGGCATTCGCACATTGCGCGATCCGTTCACCGCTAAGCCTTACGTCGTGTTCTACAGCACGAAACGTACCGGCGGTGGTGCCCAAAACACTGAGGCATTGAAGTTCCTCAAGCTGTCGGCCTAATCAATTAGGCGCGGGCAAGCGCTCGCGCCACTTCCTGAAAGGAAACAAAATGTCTCTCTTGAAAAACGTGAAGGTCGCGTATGTGGCTGGCGCAGCCGCAGCCGCACAGACCGAAGTCCTGTCCAGCGTGCTCGATATGTCGGGTTACGACGGCGTGATGTTTATTGCGCTGCTTGGTGATGTCACCGCAACTAGCGTGCTGACATTGACCGCAAAAGGCAACACGGCAAGCAGCACAAGCTCGCCAACGCCAGTCACGCAAAAGGCAACGGCAGCGTTTACCGCTGGCGCTTCCGATGCCGACTCGACGGCGCTTGTTGTTGACGTGTACGACCCCGCAATGCGCTACGCATTCGCGAGCCTTACGCGCACCACGGCAAACGCTGTTGTAAACGGCATTGTCGCCATTCAGTACACGGCGGAATATCGCCCGACTACGCAAGACGCAACGGTCATCGCTAACGCGTTTGGCCCCGGCGT